ACCCCCTGCTAATATAATTCCTCTTCTCATCATTCTCCTAATAGACTAAATAAGTCACATTGTACTGCTTGATTGGGTAAATAACATTTCCAACTAACAGCATTATAAAATCGTTCGATAGGTTGAAAGATTAGCTTTTCAAAAATCTTATCGTAATCAGGTTTAAAGAACTTATCAAATTCTTCTGGCCATTCATACTTAAAAGCTATGCTATCGATATTATATTTATTTGGTTTTTTTACATAAAAGAATCTTACCTTATCACCAGAACCAATAGATTCATACTTCTTACCAAGTTTATTAGCCTTAAGTAACTGATTATAATAATATGAAGCTTTACAATGGATAGGCATGCCTTTAACAACGCTCATACCATTGCATTGTGCAGCATATTTTTCATACCCTCTAATACCCATAACTGATGCAATTTCGCTAATACCTAGTTCCTTAAACTTATCGTAAACCACTTTCATTGCTTCGTTAGTTTGTTGATAATCTTGAGTACCAAGCATAGTTTCGATAACGTTTTTCATATATGGCTTCAACGAGTTAGGCAAGGTAGTTCTAACAACTTCTACCCCTGTATATTTCGTCTTATTAACCTTTGCACCTTCGTCATCAAGAATGTTTAGAACGTAACGCTTCTTCTGTAGGAATATACCAACTTCACCTATACATTCCCGTTTGAATACAAACCTGCAGTCTTTACTATTAAATGTTTTCTTGCCCCATATAAGGATTTCCTTATTCAAGTATTCAACCAACTCATCTTCAAGTTTATAAATGTCCTCATGTACTTCTCCTTTTTCATTTTTGAAGGTAAGTCCCAAATGTTTGATAAGTAACTCAATCGAGGCATACGATGAATCCGTGTCGTTGTAAATAATAGGGTCTTTTCTCTTAAGATCTTCATCTGATAGTCCTGTCTTTAGTTTGATAAAGTCTCTAATAATAACATTACTTTGTTTAATTACTGCTTGACCACTTAACGTAACTGACGATGCAATATCATCATCTCCAATAGGTGCATTCTTGTTACCAAAATAACCATAAATGGAATTGATTAGAATCTTTACTGTTAATTGTTTAGTACCAGCTCGTTGTAGTTCAACCCCGATTTTTTCATAGTCTGGGTCTGACTTTTTCATAGCAGCATGCTTCTTCTTCAAGTCAACATACTCATCCTTGAAACCTTTACGTTTATGGTAATAGTAATCAACAATTTCAGGTATAAGACCCATTTCCTTCTGATGGAATACAATGTTAGCTTTACTAATAGTTAAGTTATAATCTTTTACCATTTTAGCAAACGAAGGTATATCATATTCTTTTACCTTACCGTTAACTAGTTCCATAACTATCATGTCATCTGTTTTTTCTAAGATTTTACCAATCTTAGTTTCAGGTGATAAGTTAAGGGTAATCATCACATTCGGGTATAGACTATTAGCATCAAAAGATAATACGTAGTTTTGAAAGCCTTGTTGAGGTTCACCGACATATGCACCTGGATTCTTACCAGTATCTTCACCACGAATAAAAGTAGGTATAATTTGCTTACGGTGTCTAGCACGAATACTAAATGCTCCATTGATTACTGATAGCGCACCCATCGCAGCATCAAAGGTAGTACAACCAACATAAGCTAACATACGTACCAAACCAATGTATTGAAGTTTTTCTTCAAGTCTAACAAGGATGTTTACGTCCTGAATGTTGTAATCAATAAACTTGTCCCAATCTTTTTCAGATAACGTTGCTAGGTCCATACCACCGTAGTCGACCTTACGTTCATTTAACTCAAGTTCACCAATTGCATCAAGTTTATATGACTCACGTAATGGAGCAAATTTGCGATATACGTCCAAGTAATCAAGCAATGCAACTCCTTCAATAAACCACTTAATTTGTTGCCTACCAAACTGCCCCATAATACTTCTATAGTGAACATTACCAACAGGCGATAGTCTTTTCATTTCTTCTTCACCCATGATACGTTCACAACGTTTGATGATGTATGGAATATCGAAGAACTCAGAGTTCCAACCACTTAAAATATCAGGATAGTCTTTTTCAAGATAATTAAGGAACTCAGTAAACAGTTGACGTTCACTTACACAATATTTGTACTCAAGATCTGGTCTACCTTTACCATTATATGGTTTAGTACCCCAAGTATAAAACTTTTTCTCAAGATTATCATAAACAGTAATAACGTTAATCGGGTGATTAGCATTTTCAATACTTGGAAAGCTATCTGGTGAATAGGTCTCAATATCAAGCAATAACATCTTGATGTCATTCTTAGTAAAGTCAGGAGTTTCGTTTACTTGCCAAAAATTATCTAATAAGAACTGTTGCTTTTCAGGTAGGTTTTCAAATAAACGTTTAATCCCATTCTGCCTGATAAACTGACGTCTATCAGAACCACGTTTAAACACTAATTTACGTAATGGTGTCTTGTAAATTGACTCTGCAGTCTTGTGTCTATTATCTTTAGGTTCAATATAAAGGTAAGGATTGTAGCTTTGAGTAGTAACAATACGATTACCATCTTCATCCCAGGTAAACAGTCGCATTTGTTCCTTAGCAGATTCATACACTACATTTCTATACATACGAATAGTATATGAACTATCTAACTATCATCAAGGCTTTAGGTATTTACGTCTCGTATCTCCTTGATCATACATATAGTTATCATAATATTGATAGAGATTGGATTCGGTTTCTAAAAACCGCTTTTCTGCTACGTTTCTGCCAGATACCGATGCCTTAATGAAGTTACGTTCACTAGATAACGTTTCTTTTATTCTATCAATCATTTCATCTCCGGTATTGAACTTAATCGGAGCTTCTTTATATGTGCATAGATCTTGACATGCGATAGGCAATCCTAATGCACATGCTTCAAGATATTTTAGATTACTTTTAGACTTGTTAAAATTATTATCAGTAAGGGGAGCAATAAACATATTAATGTTTGCTGTATATAGACGTTCAGGGTAATTATAAAGATTAGCCCAGGGTATAAATTCGACTTTACCCGCTCTTGCTAAATCAGCAAGATCTCTCGAAATACCACCAAAAAAGACCCACTTAAAATCATTAACTGTTTTTCTTACTACTTCATTAATATGGTAAAAATCGTCTTTTCCTTTTATTCTATTATCTACATCAATGTGAGCTCCAGAACCAGCCCAACATATACGTGGTCTTTTCTTATTACGTTCGTAATCTTCTTCAATTTTTGCTCTGTTATAAAAGTTACCAATCCAAAACTTAGGAATAAAATTAGGTATAACGTCAATTTTTACAGCTGGGTCTAATTTTGAAGCAAAATACTCTTTCATGAAGTCGCATGTAACCGACATGTTACCGCATGTCTCCATAATTGCTTGAATATTTTCTCTTATTTCATCACTAGTAAAAGCATGTTTATGTTTATTATAATCAGGTATATCTTCTCTAAATGGTATATCGTCAATTTCGTATATAACCCGGAAATCGAATTCCTCTGATAGTTTCTTAACAAAGTCAATAAACTTACGTTGATGAGGAGCAGCTTGTCTTTGAAATTTTACAGCATTAACGGATCTGTAATAATTAGGGTCTTGATACATTACTGTTGAAGTATGTACCATACATCTTCCATCAACGTTTAACAAGTATTCAGGCCACATACATCTCCAGAAACCACAACCACCATAATCTGCAACGTAATTAAGAAAACGTGGCATTTTTCCTTGATCTTGTGGTCTTGGATCCTTTTTTTGCTCTTGCTTAAACCCTGCATTACCGAATGGGTTCCCAAAAGGGTTAGATCCATATGGATTGCCATTGTTGATAGGAATATACATTTTACTTATTTACTCGTTGTAATTGACTCTTCTAGTGATGCCGTTAATTTTTTCAAGATAAATTACATCACCTTGAGCTGCTTTAACGCTTTCTTTTCTATGACTAATTACCATTACACTTTCATTGTATTGCTCAACTCGTTCCTTAAGAATATTGATAACTAACTCAACGCCTCGTTCATCAAGACTACTATCAAACAGTTCATCATACATACTAAAGTTATATGTAACGTCACCTTGAAGTCGCCTTATATCCATAAAAGCAAATAGGCAAGC